AAGGGGCACTGACGGAGCCGGAGCCGATTATGGACGCGACCGCTATCGCGAAAGAGCTGGGAATCGTATCCAACGCCGGAATTCCTCATGCCCATGCCGTTGGGGCAATCATCTCCGATTTAAACCTCACGGGCGATGAGGTTGTAGTTGTTCCATTCTTCAAAAACGGCCACGCCAGTACCGGCTATGCCTATAAGGCTTCCGTCTGCGAAAAGGTTCGCCTGTGGCTGGATGAGCGCCATTGGCCCACCGTTATCAGTTCCGGCTCCAAAAACTACCATGTGCAGTATACGGAGGTTTGACGGTTGAAGAAATCGAACGAAAACATACTGTATGGCCTTTTGAAAGCCAACTTCTCTCAAGCTGACAACGATGATATGGTCGTAAGGAAACGTTCCTGCTTAAACGCTATTGTGATATGCAGAATGCTGGCGAGGCTTCTTCTTTCCGACCTGTTCGACATTTGCGAACGCATCAGGGCCGCCCGGCGGAGTGCGGAACTCGCCAAAAATGAGGGCGTGGTTTTCATTCTGTCACCGGCTCTGCTCAAAAGAATGCGGGATGAAAAAGACGAAGCCGAACGGTGGGTTAGTCATCTAGCGGAAATAATGTTTGGCTTGCTGAAGCTCTGGCAAAAAAACGGCGCAACATTCGAGGAGTTTTGCAACCTTTGCAATCGCCGACCAAACGATGTGCGCGCCGAGCTACTCGACCCAGAGGATGCCACTTCATTCGAGAAACTGGCGTTCGTCTACAACATCGACTACAGGGATACCGGATCCGGATTCATCGAGGATGATGTTGACGCCCCTTTTACCCATCTGGCAAAAGAGCGTTTTCTATATCAGATACAGCACAAGCCGGAGACAAGAGCGGCGGCGCACAATGCTTTACAAGCGGTTTTTCCGGAAATTTGGGGAAACGCCTATACAACGGCTTTAGGAGAAGACGGGGAAATCCACCTATACAATAAAGACGGTGCTGATGCCGGAATACTGGAGGGAGGGATATAGCCATGTGGACAGCTATTGACGGCCAGGAGGTACACCTCTCCCCCGAATCCATCCCAGACCATACCGCCAAATACATTGCGCGGGACACCCTGGCCGCCGTAAAAAGATTTTACGAGAACCCTAGCAACCGGGCAGCTTTTGAGGAATGGCGCAGAAAGCGCAAAAAGGAGACGGAGTAGATGGAATTTAACCCAGTCACATGCATCAGCCCATACGAAGCCCGAAAAATCATAGCCTTACGTGGCCGTAAAGGGCTGTTCTGGACGCTCGAAAACGGGCGATATATCGGGATAGACAACCGGGACGGAAACGCCTGGACGGAGGAATTTGACACGCTGTCGGAGTGTAAACAATGGCTTAGGAGGGAATGGCCGTGAAGGAAATCAGTGTTACCATGCCGGACTATATGTCCAGTTTCCACTATGTTCAGTTTGGCGATACCCGCATCAAAAACGCCGGATTCGCCAAAGAGAGCGAGGCGTTTGACCCGGAGACGAGCAAAGCAATGACCGAGTGCATTCTTTCTGTGGCTGATTTTATGGGGGATTTCGGCTGGGACGTTGACGCCACGGCCAAGGAAATGATGATGTGCGCCGAGAATCATCCCGACGAATTCCCAAGGCCAAATGAAAAACTCCTGAAAATCGTCGCCTATCTCGCGTGGCTGCTGTACTGCCCGGAAGAAAAAAAGAAAGCGCCTGTGTCCCCGACCAAGGAAACCACAGACGCCAACCAATAAAACAGCCGGAACCGGCCGCTGTGGCTATTATACCATGGCGGCCGCCCGGAATCAAGGAGAGAAATAAAGATATGGATACTAGATGTGGAACTATCAGCGGCGTTCCGATTGTCGGCTATTGCCGAGTGAAGGACACTGACATATTTCTACCCATGATAGAAACGGACACGGATATTCAGTGGGTAGAGGGCTGCATTAAAAACCGCGAGGATCACCCTGAGTATTACCCCGATGAAGATGTCCCTGCTGTTATCGCCCAGCAGAAAGCGCACCTTGCGCGGTTGCGGGCGAAAGAACCGCGCCGCCCAAAGCAGACAAGCGGCAGGCGTGTTTTAATCGACCTTGAAAACAACGACGCCGTTTATTCCATCACGCCCACCTGGCTGGCCTATCTGAATGGAATGGAGGTACAGAACCATGGCTGACATCATGAACACCATCGAACGCGGAATCGTAGCGGCTGAGCGGGCCAAAGCGACACTTGAGTGTCTTTTAGACCATCTGTCGACTGTAAAAGCCCATTCGACGCTTGCGTATTTAGCTTTCGACCAGATTTTCACGTGCCTTAAGTGCCTGGAAAGCGCACTGGATGAATTTGAAGCGCCGCACTCTCCTGACGTCGCGGCCATAATTCAGATGCTGGATTCCATCGACAACGAGCGGGATATAAAAATGGTCTTTCAATTCGTGCAGGCACTTACAAGGGACAACGCGGACAAGGAAGTGAACGAAAGTACATGAAGGTGAAAGTGAGGCAATTGCCTAGAATCTGCAAAAATTGTTTCTTTTCAGCCTGGGGAGGAAACGGGATTATATGGTGCTCACTTTATGAAGAACACAGCGACGATTCCGATACCTGCGACTATTTTAAGCACAAACAGCGGAGGTATACCAATGGCAGAGCGTAGAATGTTCGCAAAAACCATCATTGACAGCGACGCTTTTCTTGAAATGCCGGCAACGGCACAGATGCTGTATTTCCATTTGGCTATGCGGGCGGATGATGATGGCTTTATCAATAATCCCAAGCGGATCATGCGGATGATTGGCAGCGGCGAGGACGATTTAAAGCTGCTAATCCTCAAGAAATTCATTATCCCGTTTGAAAGCGGCGTTGTCGTTATCAAGCACTGGAAAATTCACAACTATATTCGCAAAGATACATACAACGAGACAAAGTACAAACAGGAAAAAGCTACGCTTGAATTAGACGAAAACAGCGCATATACACAGTCTTTTTTGTGCTCGTCACGAACGTGTGACACTTCCGTGGACGGCTCGTTGACACAGGATAGGATAGGTAAGGATAGGATAGGTAAGGTTAGTATAGAGGTATCTAACGATACCTTGTCACCTTGCGATGACTCCCCCGCCCCCCTGGATTACAAATCCATTGTGGAAACCTTCAATAGCACATGCCGCTCCTTGCCGAAAGTCCGGAATATAACCGAGCAGAGAAAGAAGGCCATCAAAAGAACGGCTAAACAGATAGAGGAAGCTGGGGGATTCCCTGCTTTATTCGAGAAAGTGGAAGCGTCCGACTTCCTGTCTGGCCGGAATGGCGGTTGGACTGGCTGCGGGTTTGACTGGATTCTAAAGCCAGCCAATCTCACAAAAATTCTTGAGGGGAACTACGATAATAGGGCCGGGGCCTCTCCCCCGGACTACACCGACCCAGACAGATACAAAAATACCGGATGGGGGGAATACGTTTGAACGCCTATACTGTTGAGAGCGAAACCGAGCGTTGCCCGTTCTGCGGGAAACCGATTGTATACGGTCATACCGAGCTGATGGGCGTTTATTATAGTCAGCCTCTTGAATGCCCTTGCGTGACTGAGAAAAAGGCCATGGAGCGGGCGGCTCGTATCGCAGAAGGGCGAGAAATCGTCCGGAATAACATGAGGGAATATTCCGGACTGAGCAAGCGGGCCGTCCGGCAGAGATTCCGCAATTTCAAGCCGGACGACGGGCAAAAGGAAGCGTTTGAAGCTGCACGGCGTTTCGCCAAGGAGTACATAGAAGGCAAGAATACCGGCACGGGTCTTCTTTTCATCGGCGGCGTTGGGAGCGGGAAAAGCCACATAGCGGCGGCCGTGATAAACGCCATTTTAGACTATATACCGATACCCGACGATGTGGCAGACGGTGCCGATGGTAGAACCGCCATCTATACAGGCGTTCGCTTCGTCGGAACCGTCAAGCTGCTGGAGCAACTCAGGGCATCCTACAACGATTCCGAAAGCGCGCAGGATATTATCCGCCGGTATCAGGAATCCAGGCTTCTTGTGTTGGATGACCTGGGAGCCGAAAAGCCGTCAGATTGGGCGCGGGAACGCCTGTTCGACATCATTGATTCCCGGTATAATCAATGCCTCCCCATCATCATCACAACAAACGAAGATGTACAAGGGCTACGCCAAAAGCTGGGGGATCGCATTTGTGACCGGATTCGTTCCATGTGCGCTACCCATACCGTCATAACCCGGAGCCATCGAAACACGGCGGATAATAGGCAGCCGGAGGTAGAGAGCGGGACGGATTTTGAAGAACCGCCGGTAATTCCACCCAAAGAAAAATCCGTATATGAACGGATGCGGGAGTAAACACCAACGGCTTATTGAAGGGAGAACAAAATGTTAAACGCTTTGATTGACTGCCTTTGTCTGCTGGGCTGCGTCGTGTGTATAGGGCTTAGCATGGTCATTATCGCGGCGGTCATTAAGTCTCTAAGGAAGTGAGCGCTATGCCCGATAAGAAAGATTTAAAGCTAGACCAATACGGTATTGGCAAGTACACATACCGGGAATTACATAATTTCTGCCTGCAATACCCGGAGAAAAAACGCCGGCTGAGAGAACTGGAAAATCCATATAGCGGCCCCAAATGGACGGGGCTACCATCTGGCGGAGTTACAGGAGACCCGACAGGCAGAAACGCCGAGAGAGCAGCGGCAGCATCTGCCGATATCGACCTGATAGAGCGAACGGCCTCCAAGGTGGCCGGGAAAGACGCACTTTGGCTGATAAAGAACGTGACACAGGGTATTGCTTGGGAGTATATGCCGGTAAGCTGCGGGAGGCGGAAGTTTTACGACATGCGGCGAATGTTTTTTTATTTCCTCGCCAAATCAAAAGGCTATGTGTAGGGTAACACAGAGGACCTATATTCATGGTACACTATTACTAGTGAGAGAGCGCCTCGAGAGATCGGGGTGCTTTTCTTATTACCTGGAGGAGGTGGCGTGGATGAAACTGACGGAAAAGCAACGCGCATGGATCGACTACTACAAACAGGGACACAGCGCCGCCGAAGCTGCGCGTCTGGCGGGGTATCGCGGGAACAATCACGACGTCATAGGGGCGCAGAACTTAGCAAAGCTTAGTAAATTCATAACCGACCGCGACGATGTACTCGATGCCTCCCGCATTGCCGACATGGAAGAAATCAATGCATTCTGGACGGAGACTATGCGGGATGAAACAGCGGAACGCCGCGATCGGCTGGAAGCGTCGAAGCTGCGGGCGAGGGCTGCGGGCATGTTCACCGACAAAGTACAAGTTTCTGGCAGTGTGGACGCCGGCCTGGAGCGGCTGGACAGCGTCATGCGGCAGTTGCGCGGAGGTGATTAGCCCTTGAGTGATTTACTGTTATCGCCAAAATACAAGGCGTTTCTGCGGTGCGATGCGCCGGTGGAATTCCTCGAGGGCACCTAGCTACAGCAGCAGGAAAAACAACCGTGGGGCTGTTTAAATTTATGCTCAAGGTTGCCGAAAGCCAAAAGAAAATCCACATCCTATCCGGCCTTGACCTGGGAACAATCGAAAAGAACATCATCCAAAAAGAATTGGGAATCCTGGACGACTTCGGCCCGCTGGCGGAATACAACGCATCGGGCCGCGGGGGGAATTCCATGCCGCACATCCTGTTTCACACAGGTAGCGGAGACAAGGTGATATACGCCCTTGGATATGACAATAAAGCCCGCTGGAAAAAGGCGCTTGGTGGTCAGTATGGGTGCTTATACATCGACGAAATAAACATCGCAGACATGGAATTTGTGCGTGAGGCGGCCATGCGCTGCGATTACCTGCTGGCCACACTAAACCCGGACAGCCCAAATCTGCCGGTGTACGCCGAGTATATCAACAAATCCAGACCACTGCCGGAATGGGAGCGGGATACCCCGCGGGAAATCGCGGATATGATGCGGGAGCCGCCGGTGCCGGGCTGGGTGTACTGGTTTTTCTCTTTTGACCACAACGCAGGCCTGTCAGAGGCCAAAAAAGCGCAGATAATCCGCAATGTGCCCAAGGGCACGAAGCTGTATAAAAACAAGATTTTGGGCCTGAGAGGACGCGCAACCGGCCTTGTATTTAACCTTGAGCCGCGGCACATCATCACGGCGGCGAAGGCCGCGGAATACGATTTTATCCAGCTGTCCATCGGGGTGGATACGTCATACTCGCAGTCGTCACCGGATACCTTTGCGTTTGTGCTGTCAGGGATCACCACCTGCCGCAAAAAGATAACCCTGGCGGCCGAGGCACACAACAACCGGGATAGGGTCAATCCTTTGACGCCCAGCGACATCCCACCGCTGGTCATCGCTTTCGCGGAGCGCAACCGGGAAATCTGGGGGTTTGCCCGTAACATCTATATCGATTCCGCCGACCAGGCCACGCTGCTGGAATGCAAAAAGTACGCCCACCAAAATGGGTGCATTTACACCTTTCAGCCAGCCTGGAAAAAGACCAAAAACATTGACCGTATCAACCTGCAATGTGGTTGGATGGCCCATGGCGATTTTCTTTTTGTAGAGGGTACCTGCAAGCCGGAACTGGAAGAAATGGCCCTGTATAGCTGGCGGGAAGACAAGGACAACGAACCGGAAGACGGGAACGACCACTGCATCAATGCCGATCAATACAGCTGGTTACCGTACAAAGATCGCATAGGGGGCAAAGCATGAAACTGTCCGAAAGGGTGAAAACCAAAATGCAGAAATGGCTGGAAGTGCGGCCGGCGTCTGAGATTGGCGGTATCGTCATCCGAGAGCCGTACAGCTTCGAAACCGATGCGATCCGCAATCGAATATGGTATCGCGGCGACGCGGACGAGTTAAAGCAGCTGTATGCCCAAATCCCAGGAACGGACGCCGGGTGCAGCCGTTTTTGGGCCGCCGTGCCGACCGGAGATACTGTGCGCAAGATGCACACCGGGCTACCTGGGATTATCGTGGACGTTCTGGCCGGTGTCGTCGTGGGCGATTACGACGGCATGGAATTCCTGGACGACAACGGAGACGATGACAAGGCGCTGAATGACCGCTGGAAAGAAGTGCAGGAGGCCATCTCGTTCGCGGGCATCCTGGAGCAGGCACTGGTTGACATGCTGGTGACGGGCGGCGGGGCGTTCCGGGTGTCGTGGGATAGGCGGATTTCCGCGTATCCGTCGCTGGAGTTTTACGGCGAAGACCGGTCGAAATGCCACACCCGGAGCGGATTTGTCACGGGGGTGTCCTTTTTTACGGATTATTGGCAAGGAAATGACCGGTATCAGCTGGAGGAATTGCGGGAACCTGGATGGATCCGGTACATCCTGCGGGACGCCGGCGGGAAGCCTGTAGACCTAAAGACCGTCCCGGAACTGGCCGGATTAAAGGATACACCGGTGCCGGCCGGCATCGTGACCGCTATCCCGTTCCAGGTGTGGAAAAGTTCAAAGTGGGACGGCCGCGGCCGGTCTATATATGCCAGCAAAACGGATGATTTCGACGCGCTGGACGAGATCGCGTCCCAATGGCTGGATGCTGTACGGCAAGGGCGGGTGCAGAAGTATATCCCGCAAGACATGATTCCGCACAATCCAAAAACCGGGGAATTAATGCAGGTTGACGCATTTGGAACAAATTTTGTCCAAGTGGAAAACCCTGTGGGGGAAACCGGAAGCAACAGCAAGCGAATTGAAATCGTGCAGCCGGACATCCGATATGAAGCCTATAAGGAATCCTACATATCTGCCATCGACCTGTGCCTACAGGGCATCCTATCCCCCGCCACCCTGGGAATCAATATAGCGGCCACGGCATCCGGGGAAGCCAAGCGAGAAGGAAAGGACGTCACCGGGTTCACGCGCAACCGCATCACCGCCAAGCTGGAGGACGTACTGCCGAAAGTGGCGGCCGCCCTGCTGATGGTACAGGACTGGATAAACGGGGAACCCATCAAGAAATATACACCATCCGTATCCTTTGGCGAATACGCGGCGCCGGATTTTGGGACGCGGGTTAAAGCTATCCGGGAAGCGGACGCCGCCGGCGCAATGAGCACCGAGGCCAAGGTTGACGAAATTTGGGGCAGCTCGAAAACCAGGGAGTGGAAAGCGGAGGAAGTGGCCCGGATAAAGCAGGAAAAAGGGATCATCGAGGTGGAAGAACCGTCCGTGGGGGATGAACTGCCGTGACCGCTCGAGAAATTGCGGACATTTTTGAAAAGATACAGCTGCGCCTTATCGCGTCTCTGAAACGCAACCTAAAGCGGCACAAAGCGGAAGAAAAGGAATACGGCTTTAACTGGCCTGCCTGGCAGGCTATCAAGCTGCAAAACCTGGACAAGTTCCGCGCCGAGTGCGCCGCCATCATGGAGGAATATAAGCCCCTGATTGACGCCGAGGCCGAGAAAATCATCGAAGAAGAATTCGAGGCCGGTATGGATCAGGTGGACGAAGAAACTGGGCGCGCGGACGAGCCGGGAAACGATCATTTTTTTGGCATGAACCGGCAGCGAATAGACAGCTTGATTGAAGATGTCAACCACAATCTGCATGAAGCGGAATCTTCCGCGCTGCGGATGATGGATGACGTATACCGGCAGACGGTTTATCGGGCGGAACTGGAGGCAGCGTCCGGAGCGGCGACGATGGAGCAGGCGGTAGATATGGCGGTCAAGGATTTTTTGGCCGCCGGAATCAACTGCATCCAGTACCGCAACGGCCGCTTGGTCAACATCGCCACCTACGCCGAGATGGCCATCCGCACCGCAAGCTTGCGATCGTACCTGCGCGGAGAGGCTACCCGCCGGGAGGCGCTGGGAATCGATACTGTACTGGTCAGCCAGTACGGGGCGTGTTCCGATACCTGCCTCCCATGGCAAGGACGGGTGTACATAGATGACGTGTGGGGAGCGTTCGCCGGCGAGCGGGCAGACAACCGCGGGAAAAGCAGCAGCGGGAAATGGCACCCGCTTTTGTCGGTTGCCGTGGAGGCCGGTCTGTTCCATCCGAACTGCCGCCACACGCTGACCACGTGGTTTGATGGCGTCAGCACCATGCCGGAACCTATGGACGCCGATAAAGTGCGGGAGACTGCCAAGCTGGAACGCCGGCAGCGCCGCATGGAGGCCAATATACGCCGGCTCAAGCGGCTGGCGGATGGTACGCTGGACGGCGATACCGCCGCGGAATACCGCCGGAACGTCCGGCAAGCCCAAGCACAACTGCGTCGATTTATCGACCAGCACAGCGACCAGCTGCGGCGGGATTACTGGAGGGAGAAAACCCACAAAATCCCCGCCGACGCCAACAAACACGCCTGATTGCCTGACTATCAGGAATTTATATAAAACCCAAAAAAGGAGGAACGAACATGCAGGAAGAGGAAAAGAAAAATCCCGAGCAGCCTGCGCCGGAAAAAGAGCCGGAGACGGAACCCACCAAGGAGCCGGAAACGGAGCCTGCCAAAGAACCGGAGGAACCGCCCGCGGGTGAACCGACTGTCGAGACCGAAGGCGAAGGAGAGCAACCCCAGGCGGATCCTGAAAAGGAAAAGCTGATGCGGGAGCTGACCATCGCCCGCGCCCAGCTGGCGGCCATCCAGGCGAATATCGATCCACGGATGGCGCCGGACGCGGTGATCTTGGCTGTGTACAGCCTGGAGCAGGAAGGTAAGACGGCAGACGAAAAGTCTATCGCTTCCGCCTTGGAAAAGGTCATGGAACGGCACCCGGAATGGAAAGCCGGAAAAACGCCGGCGGCCCCCGATAAAGGCGGGGCCGATGAACCCGGCAAAGATTCAGGCGACAAAAAGACGCCGCCGCCTGGTAAGGTCATTTTTTAAGTTAGAAAGGATGAAGTAAATCATGGCAAGAACCCAAGCTATCAGCATGCTGTCTGGTGCCAGCACCCCCGCCAGCCTGGCGGAAATCTATGGGCTGGTCATCGAAAACGTGCAGAAATCCACCCTGTCCACCGCGCTGAAATCCAACCAGTACACCGGTAACCCTGCCGCGGGTTCCGTGGAATTCACGCGGTTTTCCAATGCGACGCCAAAGGACTACGGCACCGCCCGCGCCGCCGGCAAGGGCGATAAAGTGACGGCGAAGCCGATCACCGTCAACTTGTCTGTCCATCGGGAAATCATCGAAGAAGTGGCCAAGTTTGACCTGGAAACCTTCGGGGTGCCGGACATCATGCGCCGCCGGGCGGATAACCACGTGCTGCGCATGTCGGCCGACCTGGATTCGGCGTTCTTCGCCGCAGGTGCGACGGACGGAACGGCATTTACCCCCGCTTCCGGCGTCACTGATATCCAGGCGGTGGTGGAATCGTGGGTGCAGACGCTGGAGACGCTGAAAAACGAATATGTGGACGGGGTGGATCGCAACCTGATGGCCCTGGTGCTTTCTCCTGAAAAGTACGGCCTGCTGCGCATGTTCCTGGATACGCAGCCCAACCCCAACGTCAACACCGCCGCGGAGGAATTTGGCCTGTATCACGGCGTCAAGGTGTACAGCTGCACCCGCCTGCCCAGCAAGACCAATGGCCTGTTGATGGTCAACGGGGTTATCGGCCAGCCGGTTGTGACCAACCCTTATGCCGATCCCGAAAAAATTCCGCTGTCCAATGATTTTGCCGTGGAGATGTTTTACGACTACGGCACCGAAACCCTTGCCCCCGATCTTGTTTTGAAATGGGTGACGGAATGATGAAGTACCGCAATAGGGAAACCGGCGTCATCCTGGAACCGGCGTCGGACGTAGCAGAAGCCACATTCGCGGCGGATGAGCGGTACGAAGCCATGGCGGCGGAAACCGGCGAAAAGCCGGTTGCCCGCCGCAGAAAAGGCGGAGAAGTCAAGGAGGAGTAGCCGTGTATGTGACCGCGCAGGAGTACGAAGCGCTTAGCCTGACCCATGCCGTGCCGGAGGAAGAACTGGAATCCGCCCTGAAAGCGGCCGAGCGGGACATAGACAGCTTGACATTTTGCCGAATACATAGGTGCGGACTGGACGGCCTTACGGATTTTCAGCGCCAAAACGTGAAGCAGGCTGTGGTGGATCAGGCAGATTTCCGGGCGCAATACGGAGAACTGCTGGATAACCCCCTGGCCTCCTATTCCGTCAACGGCGTGTCCATGTCGTGGGACAAAAGCAAAATCCTCCGTATTTCTGACGTGGACACATCCCCGGCGGTCTATTCCCTCCTGCGGCGCACCGGTTTGACCTATAGGGGGGTGCCGTGATGCAGTGGCCCAAGCTGGTGCCCAAGGATATATGCACAACGCCGATCGAAATCCATTTCGAAGGCCCGCCGGACGAATCTGGCGGGCCTACCCAGCTGGGCATCTTTATCGGGATGTGCAATTATTCCGAAAAATCCAAGTGGGTAATGGATGCGGAACGCGGCTGGATACAGCTGCAAGCGGCCGCCCTGATGGATGGCGACATACTGCCGGGTGCAGACATTGCCGGGGAGGTTGTCATCAACAAAGGGATCCGGCGTCGAATACAAGGCAGCAGCCGCGGGCGGAACCCGGATGGCACCGTGAATTTTACCAAGCTGGAGCTGATGTGATGGGTATCAAGGTGACGTTAGACCCTCGGGCGCTCGGCCGATTGTGGGAGGCTGCAAAAAAAGCGGCCGTCATGACGGCGGAGGCGCTGCACGGGGACTTGGTGTCGTCGCAGACCATGCCGTACAACGTCGGCACCATGCAAAACGACAACACGTTCACGGACATGCAGGACGACGGCGACGCATTTACCGCGTCCATCATAACCGATTCCCCGCAGGCCCGCCGCCTGTATTTCCATCCAGAATATAACTTCCAAAAAACCAACAACCCGAACGCTGGCGGCGAATGGCTGGAGCCGTACATCGGCGGCGAAAAGCAGGATTTCGCAGAAGAAAAGTTTGCCGGGTTTATGAAGGAGGAGATCGGAAAGTGACGCTGACCAATGTCATGAACTGGCTGAAAAGCCAGACGGATGTAGGAGACGGGATCGCCGTGGGCCTTGTTGTCGAGAGCGACGACCATCGGATCGGCGTCTACGACGGGAAATCATCCGGCGGCAATCAGCGGATATGCATCGGCGGGAAGAAAAACACCAAGTACCAGGAAAAAAACATCGTCATCCTGGTGCATTGGACGAAGAACCCAGTCGAAGCGGAGGAGAAAGCAAATGAGGTTTACCGCCTGTTTTACGGCCTGTCAGGCGTGGACATGGACGGGGTAAAGGTTATATCTGCCAACCCCGGAAATCAACCGGAATGGGCCGGGAGAAGCACGAGAGGCATATGTGAGTATGCCATCCGTGTGAAACTTACGTATGAAAGGAATGACCAAAATGCCAAATAGCGGAGTATTTCCGGTATACGACAATGTTTTTAAAATCGGTACCAAAGGGCGGGCGTCTGCGTCGCCGGGAGACCTGGTGCAGATCGCCGAAATGGAAAGCTTTTCGGTGTCCATCGATGGCGGCGTGGAGGAGTGGAAGCCCATGGAAGGGCGCGGATGGACTAACCGCATGACAACCGCCAAATCCCTGACCATATCTCTGGCCGGGAAATTGTGCCCGTCCGACCCCGGTAACGCCTATATCGCAGGCTTGGCATGGAAATCCGGCACCGACTGCGACAGCAAATTCGAATGGGCTTTCCCCAACGGCGACAAGCTGGCGTTTGATTGCGTCGTGAACGTGACGGCCATCGGCGGCGGCGACAGCACCGGGATCGCGGCGCTTGAATTTGATATCATGTCGCACGGAACCCCGACGTACACCCCTGCATCCGAGGGATAAAAGCAAAGCCGCCGGCGGAACAACACGCCGGCGGCTAAATGTGAAAGGACTGGTATACATGGCAAAAATGTACACCCTTGACGGGGCGCTTTTGACCGGCGCGCCCGAGGTGCGGATTGGCGATAAGGTGTTCCATGTGGATAACCGGGTCAGCACGGTCAAAAAGCTGGACAAGGTTGGACGCGAAGATACCGACGCCATCATCAAGCTGGCGTACGGCGACAAGGAAGGGAAAGAAATCATCGATATGGATATGCCTTTCCCGGCCTACCTGGAACTGGTCAAGCTGACCATCGCCGCCATGACCGGCGAGGACGCGGAGAAAATCGACAGCCGATTTCAAAAAGCAACGGCCGCCGAGTAAATCGTGGTATGACCTGGAATATGACCGGACGTTGATAGAGCAGAGCATCGCCAAGCAGTACGGGATTATCCCGTCGGAGCAGGAAGACCTATCGTGGCCAGACTGGTGCAAGCTGGTGGGCGGTCTGATGGAGGATACCCCGCTGGGGCGAGTGGTATCCATCAGGGCAGAAACTGACCGGGATACCATCCGGCGGTTTACGCCAGACCAACGCCGGATCCGCGCCGAGTGGGACGCGTTCCGGCTTGAAAAAATGGCGGGAAGTAAGAGCGGGCAGCTGGGCATCCAGATGATGCTGGCAGCCATGTGTGGGGAGAAGGTGAGCGGGATATGACCATCGGCGAGATACAACTTGATTTGGTAATCAATAACACCATAGGCAAGCAGGTGCAGGACGCGGCGGACAAGGCCAAAAAGCCGGCGGAGGCCGCTTTCTCCGCCGTCGGCGAGGTCATATCGTCCGCCGTATCCAAGCCTATGGAGGCCGCACAAGCGTCCATCAAAAAGTCCATGGACGGCATCGACAAGCGCGTAGAGGAAACCAAAAAGAAATTCAAGGGCATCGACAACATGTCAGATGCCGAGCTGCACGGCCTGAACCCGGAGTTCCGGAAGTCGTCCAAGGAAATCGGCGACACCACCATGGCTTGGAAAAAGTCGCCGGCACAGCAAGCCACGCCAGAAAAGCCAGCGCCAAAAATCGGGGAAATCTTTTCTGTGGCGTCCGACGCCGTAGGGCTGTTGAATCAAAAGCTGGATATTACATACGCGCAGTTGGGCGAACAGGAAGCCAAACTGAAACAGCTGGCCCAGCAGTACGCGGAGGTGACGGCGGAAAAAGGAGACGGGAGCGGGGCTGCAAAAGCTATCGATTCTCAAATCACCGCCGTTCAAGCAAAGCTTGTTTCCTTGCAGCAGACCGCCATAGGAACACAAGCGAAGCTGGACAAAGCTCTGGACAGCAGCGCGGCGGCCAAAAAAACGGCGGACGCCGTGGACGCTGCGAAGAACAAGGTTTCTGAAGCGGCCAATCAGCAAAAGGCGGCCTTGGAAAAGCCTGCCGCCGCCGCGGAGAGGGCGCACGCGAAAATCGGATCTTCAGCCAGCAAGGCGGCGAAGATGGTAAAAAGCGCGTTCAAAGCGGCAACTTCCGGCATCGGCAGCGCATTTAAAAAAGCCGGATCTGCCGTCGGGAAACAACTGGGCGGCATCCAGAAGAAGGCGCACGGCCTGTCGAAAAGCGTGAAATCCGCCTTTAAATCTGCGTTTTTGATGGCCGGGCTATATGCAGCATTCCGTGGCATCAAGTCGCTGATCGGCGGCGCCGTAGGGCAGAATGAGGAGTTCGCAAAGTCCCTAAACCTGATAAAGGCCAATCTGCTGACGGCGTTTACCCCTATTATGCAGGTAATCCAGCCAGCATTAAATACACTGGCTGGTGGATTTGCAGCTATATCTAAACAGATTGCCACCGCTACCGCCGGAATGTTTGGTAAAACATACGCCCAGGCCACGGCAGCCACCAAAAAGATGCAGGGCGTGACCGATGAAGCGAAGAAAGCATCCGGAACCTTGGCAGGCATCGACGAGTTGAACACGCTGGACAGCGGCGCGTCCGACCAAGACAATGGCACCGACCTGGGAGCGCTGGATACTGCGAAGTATGACGATGCAGCCGGGTTTGGGGCCAAAGTGACAGATATGCTGTCCAAACTGGCCGCCGGTATAGGCCCGGCAATCGCTGGGATCCTGGGAAAAATATCGGGGGCCGCCCCGCAGTTTGCCGTCGCCGCCGCTACGGTGGTGAAGTCTCTGCTATCCGGGTTTAACAGCAATTTTTCCAAAATTTCGGAATCCGGAATCAGCATCCTGAAATCCCTGCTTGCCGGGCTGGAAAGCGTACTCCCGGAGCTGGGGCCGTTTGTGACCAACGTCATCGATTTGATGCTGCAAGCGTTCCTTACATATGCCCCGTCGCTGTTTTCAATGGGTGTGACGCTACTGGGTGATGTGATTCGCGGGCTGGCCGACCGCATGCCGGAACTGATCCCAATGGCCAAAGAGGCCATCCGCACCATCATGGACGCCCTAACAAAAAACCTGCCCCTTATCCTACAGTCCGGCATCGACATTCTGTTGGCCTTGATCGAAGGTATATCCGATATGTTGCCGGAATTGATTCCGGCGGCTATCGACTGCATTTTAACGCTGGTGCAAGGGCTGTTGGACAACCTGCCCCAGATTATTCAGGCGGCCATAGACTTGATCGTGGCGCTGGCTTTTGGCCTGATCGACGCCTTGCCCATCCTGATGGAAAAGGCGCCGGATATTATCCAAGCACTGGTTGACGGGTTGCTCGACGCGATCCCCATGCTCATCGATGCGGCCGTGGAGCTGCTGATGAAACTGGTCGATTATCTAATCGACAACCTCGACCTAATCCTAACCACTGGCCCAAAGATTATGATGAAACTGGCGGATAGCCTGATTGGAGCGATCCCAAAACTGTTTGATGCCGCCATGAAAATACCTAAAGCCATAGCCAAGAAAATCATAGAAACGGACTGGCTGGAGGTAGGCAAAGACATCATAAGAGGCATCGGGGACGGGCTGATGAACGGCGTGAAAAGCATCGGCGACACCATAAAAAAAGTTGCCGGCGGGATAGTGGACGGATTTAAAAATTTCTTCGGCATCCACTCGCCGTCAAGGTTGTTCCGAGATGAAATCGGTGAAAACCTGGCCCTTGGCATCGGCGAAGGCTTTACCGAAGAAATGGGAACCGTGGAACGGATGATGGGCCGCGCCATGCCAGATTTGACGGCGGCCGTTCAAGCGCCGACATTGGGGATCACAAGCGGCACCAGAGCAGGATACGCCACGACGCCCGCGGTCGTGTCACAGCCACAGGCTGCCGGAACAAACGATACCCGCGCAGCCCAGGTGCTGGAGCTTCTGACGCGGATCCTGGAAGCCATCGAAGGCATAGACCCGCAGCTGATTTTGGAAGGAAAGCTGGTAGGACGTCTGCTTAACCCATATATCAAGGAAGATGACCGCCGCAGAGGGAATTCCGTCGTGAGGGTGGTGTAAATGGTCAGTAAGAACATGATGGCAGTAAACGGCGTGTGGGTGCCAGACCCGGACGGACTGGAGGTTACATATTCTGTGTTGGATAAGTACGCAAAGCGCAACATGTCCGCCCAGCTAAGCCGGAAGATCGCAGGAAAAAAACTGAAATATGTCTTGAATTGGGCCTACATGCCCGAGCGGGCGGAGTTTATCGCCCTGTGGAACCTGTTGGCCGCCCTGCCGGAATACGCCATGTTTACCCTGCCGCACCCAGATGGCACTATGCACACGTTCCAGGGGTATCTTGGCGGCGACACTACCGTGACCATGATGTCCTACTGGGACATGGGGCAGGGATGTGAAAGCCGGTGGAAAAACCTAAAAGCAACCGTGATTGAAAGGTGATAGGCATGACCGGTGTGCGTATATCGTTCTCGGTGGTGGATGCCACCGCCAAAACAGAAGCGGCCTATAATTCGGCGTCAGCCCAGCCGTGGGTGGATTATAACACACTGAAGGACGGCCTGGGATTGCCGGGAAACGACGATCCCAGCTTCCCACTGCGACGCTGGGCCACCGGGGAGCCAAACCTGTTTAAGCTGTCGGATTATCGCCTATTTCCCTCCGACGGCGCCCCCGGCTACTGGTCAAGCGTTATGTCCGGGGCGGACGGGACTTTCTCGGCCGCCCCGGTGCTTACGGCCACGATGGAAAATGCCCATAGCAGTATCGGGGTGACAGTCTGCTTTGACCAGACTGCCCACTTGTCTGATTTTAAAGTGGACTGGATAGGCGCGGAAGGCGCGGTTATATCGACCGTAACGGTGTCCGATAACGACCAGCAAGCCGCGTTTGTGGACAATCATGTGGACGGCTATTACGGCCTGCGGATCACCGCCATCAAAACAGATGCGCCATACCGCTATGTAAAAATCCAGGAAATCGACTACGGGCAAAACCTTGTGTACGACGATAATTCCCTGGTGGACGCCAAAATCGTGGACGAAGTGGACTTGTCCGGCGCATCCGTCCCGGCCGGGGAGCTGAATTTTGAAGTATTGGATCCAGATGATCGG